TGTCATACGTGAGGACAACATCAATGAACTACACAGGCTATTACTATGGACGAAAAAGAACTAGAGCGTCGAGTCGCTGAGATGACAGACGAGGAACAGGAGCACTTCAAAGAGTGCATCATGCGAATAGCCATGTGCTACGGCAAGGATGCTTTGAGAGGAGTGCTGATTGTTAACGGCCACTTGGCAGATGTATCTGAAGTGATTCAGTTCAACTGCAACGACATGGATGCATTCGAGATACTGAATAGCGCCACAAATTATTTCAACTTTCTAAACGTCAAAGACGCACCACCCAAGGAACAATTCAATTGAAACCATACGACCGCATACTAACAATAGACTTCGAGACGCGTTGGGACAAGAAGGACTACACGCTCTCAAAGATGACCACAGAGGAGTACATACGAGATGAGAGATTCAAAGCATTCGGAGTTTGCGTACATGAATACGGAAGCGGAGATTCAATTGAGTGGTTTAGCGGACCAGAAATTCCTGAACTCGTATCAAGTATCGACTGGGGACGAACCGCAGTCTTGGCTCATAACGCACAGTTTGACGTCTCTATACTCGAATGGGTATATGGCGCCAGACCCTGCTTCATCTTTGATACGCTGTCAATGGCGCGAGCTTTGCGCGGCGTGGAGGTTGGTAATTCCCTCGCGAAACTTGCCAGTGACTTCGGGTTGCCTCCGAAGGGGATGGCTGTTCATGATACTGCTGGGCTTGCCGAGCTATCTGAGGAAGTCGAACGAGAACTCGCTGAGTACTGCAAACATGATGTGTATTTGTGCGAGGAGATACTCACGCGACTTGCGCAACGTTACCCAGTATCGGAGCTAAGACTCATCGACATGACACTGAAGATGTACACACGCCCTGTGTTAGAGCTCGACCCCCTCATGTTATCCAACGCCATTGAAGAAGAAAGGACATCACGTGAAAATTTATTACAGAAACTCGGCGTTGAGGAGGTTGAACTCGCGTCGAATCCGAAATTTGCTGAACAACTGCAAAAGCTCGGTGTGGTTCCCCCGACTAAAGTATCTAAAACTACCGGGAAGCAAACGCTTGCGCTTGCGAAAAATGATGCCCTCTTCCAGACGCTACTCAACGGTGAACGTGAAGACGTTGCCCTTCTATGTGAAGCGCGTCTTCGGGTTAAGTCAACGACAGAACGCACGCGAGCGCAGAGGTTCTTGGACATCAGTCAGCGAGGCAGTCTACCAGTTCCGCTCTCGTATTATGGCGCGAAGTCTGGACGCTGGTCGGCAGCGAAAGGCTCGGCCATCAACATGCAAAACCTCAAGCGTGGCTCATTCTTACGCAAAGCGATTATGGCACCACAGGGGTATCAACTCGTGGTCGGCGATCTCTCTCAGATTGAACCGCGTGTCCTTGCGTGGCTATCAGATTATGAGGAGATGCTCAACATCTTTAGGGCAGGAGGTGATCCTTATGCCGCATTCGGTGCGCAAATGTTCAACATTCCCGGACTTAGTAAAGAAACTTACCCCGATCTTCGGCAGTCAGCGAAAAGCGCGCTCCTTGGTTGTGGCTACGGGCTTGGGTGGGCGTCGTTCGCGTCGCAGTTACTTGTGGGATTTCTTGGAGCACCTCCCGTTCGCTACGAAAAGAACTTTGCCAAGACGTTAGGCGTTGACACCGAGTACATTGAGAAGTTTTTGGAATGGGATGAGAACGCCAAACGCTTGGAAGAAATCCCGCACACCTGTAGCTCCAAGGAGCTCTTGGTGCATGCAGTAGCGTCCAAGAAGATCATCGACATCTACCGTAACACCGCGTATCAGGTTGCCTCATTTTGGGAGATGTGCTCTGGGCTTTTGGAGAAGTCTTTGTACGGCGGGGAGGAGCGCACCTACAAGTGCTTGACATTCCGTAAGGAAGAAATACAATTACCCAACGGCATGAAATTGCTGTACCCCGATTTACGCATTGTTAAAGACGATAAAGGTAGGAGCCAGTATGTATACGGGCCAGACGCTACCAAGTTGTATGCAGGAAAGATCACGAACAACGTGACACAAGCGCTCGCGCGCATTGTGATGACAGACGGAATGCTTAGAGTATCCAAAAGATACTTCATAGCAGGCACAGTACATGACGAGCTAATCGCCGTCGTGCCTGATGCTGAGGTGGAAGAAGCCAAGACTTGGGTCTTGGAGCAAATGACCATTGAGCCGCGCTACATGCCGGGGCTACCTTTGGACGCTGACGGTGGCGCTCACCGTAGATATGGGTTAGCAAAACAATAAGGAGAGAGAATGGTTACACAGATACCAAAAACAATAAGAGTCGGTAAGCGACGGTATTCGATCGAAGTGGTAGAGACAATGCTGCAACGCAGAACAATGGGGACGATTAACCACGACACCCAACGCATCACGATCGGAGCCAAGAGCAATGTGACAGGACAGCGGTACAGCCAAGCAATGATGACAGATACCTTTTGGCACGAGTTGGTTCACGCCATACTCAACGACATGGGTAAACACACATTGAACAAAGACGAGAAGTTCGTCACTGGCTTTGCCAACCGATTAACCAAAGCAATTCAATCAGCGAGATTCTAATGAACGTCACATGGTCACACAGTTCCCTCAAAGAATACGAGGGATGCCCACGCCGATACCACGAGGTGAAGGTGCTCAAGAACTTCCCGTTCAAAGACACAGACGCCACGTTGTATGGCAAAGAGTTCCACAAAGCAGCAGAAGATTACATCAAGGAAGGCAAGGACTTACCCGAGGCTTTCATGTACTGCCAAAGCACGCTTGATGCGTTGAAGAAGAAAGATGGGCGCAAGCTGTGTGAGTTCCAGATGGCGTTGACCACAGACTTAAAGCCAACCGGATGGTTTGATAAGGATGTGTGGGTGCGTGGTGTAGCAGACTTGCTCATCATTGATGACGACAACTTGACCGCATGGGTAGTGGACTACAAGACCGGCAACAACAAGTATCCGGATCGTGAACAGTTAAAGCTAATGTCGCTCATGGTGTTCGCCCATTTCCCACACATCAGGAAGATCAACTCAGCGCTTGTGTTCGTGGTCAAAGAAGACTTCGTAAAGCACAGCATGACAGTCGAGCAAACCCCACAAGAGTGGTGGCAATACAGACAGCGAATCGCTAGAATCGAACAAGCCCACGCCACTGGTGTATGGAACCCAAAACCATCAGGCTTGTGTCCGTGGTGTCCTGTGACATCTTGTGAGAACCATCCCAAACATTAAGGAGTTAATCATGGCAACCAAACGTAAATCAAGCGCTGAGAAGATTGCATACAACACCAAGTACGAGTCTTCGCCCAAAGAAGTGAAGATGCGCGAAGAGCGCAACAAAGCCCGTGCTATCGAGATGAAGCTAGGCAAAGTAAAGAAGGGAGATCAAAAGGAAGTGGACCACATCAAGATGCTGGATGCAGGCGGTAAGAACGTAGCCAAGAACTTGAGGGTAGTACCCAAGAGTACAAACAGAAGTTGGCGCGATGAACACGGCAACATTTACGGCAAGAACAAAAAGTAAACGAGAGAGAAACAGATGGATATCATAGAGAACAAAGCCTTAGTTTTTAGAACAAGAAACCCTGAGAAGTACCAAGTCATTCCCAAGCACAAGATCATCGAACGCGAAGACGATGGCTACGATGTAGCGGTGTATTGGGGGCTTGACGAGGTAAGAGTATTAAAGAATCTTGGTGTCAAAAACGTACCATCTCCGATCATCAAACGCTATGAATGGCCCGGGCGCTTCATGCCCATGCAACACCAGATCGAGACGGCATCATTCCTCACACTGCACAAGAAAGCCTTTGTATTCTCAGAGCCCGGTACGGGCAAGACACTATCAGCGCTATGGGCAGCCGACTACTTGATGAAGATTGGGCATGTGAGACGTTGTTTGATTCTTTGTCCTTTGTCCATCATGCAGTCTGCGTGGCTTAGCGACTTGAACAACAGTATCATCCATCGCTCTGCCGTTGTCGCGCACCATGCGCAAGCTACCCGCAGGATCGAGATGATCCAACAGAACTATGAGTTCGTCATTGCCAACTATGACGGGCTGAACCTGATTGCCAATGAAGTCGTGAACGATGGCCGCTTTGATCTCGTGATTGTTGACGAAGCCAACGCATACAAAACCGTGAGCACCAAACGATGGAAAGCGCTCAAGTCCATTCTGCGCCCTGACACACATTTGTGGATGATGACTGGAACCCCCGCGTCTCAGTCTCCAGTCGATGCGTACGGTTTGGCCAAGCTCGTGAATCCCACAGGCGTGCCGATGTTCTTCACAGGGTGGAGAGACATGGTGATGAACAAAGTGACAATGTACAAGTGGTCACCCAAGCCCAACGCCAAAGACTTGGTGCATGAAGCGCTGCAACCTGCGATCAGGTTCACCAAAGAACAATGCTTGGACTTGCCCCCAGTGCTCACCATGACACGCGAAGTGCCACTCACACCACAACAAGCCAAGTACTACAACATGCTCAAAGAACAAATGCTTGTTCAAGCAGCAGGGGAAACCATTAGTGCCGTTAATGCTGCCGCATCTGTATCCAAGTTATTACAGATTAGTTGCGGTGCAGCATATACCGATGACAAAGAAGTGGTCGAGTTCGATGCGTCTCCAAGACTGCGTGTGCTTGAGGAAATACTGGAAGAGACTGAGCGCAAAGTAATTATTTTTGCTCTATTCAAATCCACAATTGACGCGATATACAACCATTTACTTAAGCGTGGTATCACGGCAGATTTCATCAACGGATCGGTTACCCCATCAAAACGCTCGGACATTATTAGGAGATTCCAGAATGAGGAAAACCCTAGGGTCTTGGTGATGCAACCACAAGCAACTGCGCATGGGATAACATTGACAGCCGCCGATACGGTGGTATTCTATGGACCCCTGATGAGCGTTGAGCAATACACACAAGCCATTGCCAGAGCGGATCGCAAGGGGCAGAACTCAGACAAGGTAACAGTGATTCACATCCAAGGCTCGCCCATCGAGAAAAAAATGTTCAAAGCGCTTGAAGCCAAAGTGAGCGACAACCATTTGGTAACACAAATGTTTGAGAACGAAATAAATATTCAAAAGGAGTTGCAATGAAATAAAAAACTGATATAGAATGTCTAACACTTGACAACAACAAGAGAAGAGAGAAACAACATGGATACAGAAACAGAAACAATACCGTTAGAAAAACTCGTACAGATTTATCGCAAGATAAAAGAAAAAGTCGACACTCTCACGCAAGAGTACGACACCAAACTTGAGACACTCAAAGCCCAACAAGAGGAGATCAAGTTTGCGCTCAAAGACATGATGAAGACCGATGGGGTCGCATCATTAAGGACTGCCCACGGAACGGTTAGTCTGATCACCAAGACCAAGTATTCAACACAAGACTGGGATTCGTTCAAACGATTCATCATCGAGCACGAAGCCGTTGACCTGTTGGAGAAGCGAGTGGCTCAGAGCAACATGGCGCAGTTCCTTGCAGAAAACCCCGGTGCCGTTCCACCGGGCTTGAACTCCATCACGGAGTACGAGATTCGTATCACTAAACCTTCTAATTGAAAGCAAACCCTATGTCCAACATATCCGTATTCAATCCCGCACAAGTTCCTTCATTCGCACAAAACGGAGAACTTTCCGAAACAGCCAAAGCCCTCATGGGTGGAACGCTCAACTCTTCCAAGCGCATCTCTATCAAAGGCGGTGTGTTTAGATTAGTAGCCGGTGGCAAAGAGATGGCATCCATTGAGGAGCGCCATCTTGACGTGATCGTGGTGAAAGCCGCGCCCAAAGTAAGCCGTATCTTCTATGCCAAGTCGTACGATGGTGACAACATCACTGGACCCGATTGCTGGTCTAACGATGGCGAAAAGCCCGATGCGTCCATCAAAGCGGCACAAGCGCCTACATGCATGACTTGCAAACAAAACATCGCCGGATCAGGCCAAGGTAATAGCCGCGCTTGCCGTTACCAACAGCGCTTGGCGGTGATGCTTGCTGATAACCCTGATGAAGTGTTGCAGTTGACATTGCCCGCGACATCCGTGTTCGGTAAAGAAGATGGTGACAAGCGCCCACTTCAAGCCTATGTCCGTCACCTCGCATTGGCGTCACCTCCCGTTGACGTTGAGAAGATCGTGACTCGCATGAAGTTTGATACCAAGGCTGAGTCTCCCAAGTTGTTCTTTTCCCCTGTGCGTTGGTTGACCAATGTAGAGTACGAGTTGTCCAAGGCCAAAGGCAACACCCAAGAAGCGATGGATGCAATCCGCATGACGGTTGCCCAGACTGATGGAGTGAAACCAAAAGCTGCACCACTTGCACTTGCAGGCAAACCACCTGTTGAAGACGAGATTGAAGAAGCGCCAGCGCCCAAAGCAAAGGTGAAAGCAGAACCCGTGGAAGACGCAGGTGAACCAGAAGTTCGCAAAGAGGCGGCAAAGCCAAGTGCTGTGCCTGCTAAGAAAAGCAAACTGGCTGACATCGTGTCTGATTGGGATGATGAATAAGTAAGTTCAGGGGGTAGCAAGGGCGGTCGCAATGCGTAAGTCGGGGTGTTTTTTTTCTTTGGATTTTTTAGACCTCGTTAGATATCCGCCAACATACTTACGGTTGTGTTTCCCCTGACTTCAAGGTCGCGCTACCCCCACCTTTAAAGTAAGACAATGCCATACTCAGACAAAATCGTTGAACTCGTGGCTCGATCGCCTAAAACTCTTGGGAGTACCCTTGGGCGTTGGGCTATTCATTTGGACTTCCCTGTTACAAAAATTGCATATGCGCTTGGCGTCACCCGACAAACTGTGTACAACTGGTTTGAAGGCAAAGATGTTTTTGTGGCGTACCAAAACAGGGTAGAACTTTTAACAAAAATTATGTCGACGTCCAAGACGGCCGACGAAGCATGGAGAAGAATATGCAAGGAATACAACCTCGATCCCTCAGTAACTCGGAACTGATTCAGTACTCAGCCATGTTCATTGATTCCAATGAAGGCATGCCCCTCGCATGGCAACACGAACTGCTGCGCCGATACATCGCTCTTGCCCCAACAGAAACGCACCTGTACCCCCAAGAAGGTCAGCTCGATCTCTTTAAATAACCCGAAGGAAATGAATGGAACCGCTAGAGTTTATGGCGGCGGTTTTGCCGTCTCCGGGCAACGGACGCTATTGCGTGGCAGAACTCACCAAAAAGAAGGAACACGTTTATGTTGATGATTTACAAGAAGCCGAAGCGAAGATAAACCAGTGGAAGAAAAACGGTTATGACATTTATTTCGCGCTTGGCACGTTTGGCGCAGAAGACACGCGAGTTGCCGCCAACGTCCAAATGGTCAAGTGTATTGCGGTGGATGTCGATTGCAATCACCCTAAAGATATACCGGATGAGAACGGCGTCATCAAACCAAAGGCGTACCCATCCGCTCAAGCGGCAGCCAAGGCAATACTAGACTTCTGCGATGAAGTTGGGTTGAGCGATCTTGGTAGCCCTTGGATGGTGGCATCAGGCGGTGGCGTGCATGCCTACTGGCCGTTCACAGACGCTGTGGACAAAGAAGAATGGAAGCCTGTGGCCGAGGGGTTCAAGCGCTTGTGCAATCAAAAGAAACTGGCGATTGACAACACAATCACAGGGGATGCGTCCAGAGTTCTGCGTGTGCCTGACACCATCAACACCGGCGTCAAAGGCAAGAAGAAGGTTAGGGAAACTACCAATGTACGCTTCAAGAACGAGGGAGACTTCTTCGAGTTTGAGGACATCCGTGGATTGGTTG